TCGTGCCATGTTTTGCCCCTATCTAATTATTACCAGGTGCCTGTGTCGGCAACTGTTACAGCTGAGTTTACAGTGAACGTGATGTCCATAGTGGCCATATCTCCTGTAGCACCGTTAATCGGTGTTAAATTGTTCACCAACAAATCACCAGTCCAGAGCTTATTTGTAGCTGATACTGCTGCTACTTTATCCTGAATTAGCTTCCAAGCTACTGTTGTACCGTAAGCATCTGACAATGTATCAAGAACTGATGCAGCTGCTTGGTCGTTCAAGAACGACACGGTGATTGTTGCGGACTCTAGACCCTTGACGAACTTGTGTGCAGTGTCGCCCATAGCGGTCACTTCTAGCTCATCAAATGCCTGATTCAATGTGACGGATGTCACATGGTCGGACAAATCTACGGAAGCAATTTTTAGTCCGACTTTATTGTTTAGCGTAATCGCCATGATTACTCCTCGTCTTTCTTAGGTTGTTTTTCTTCTTTTTTAGCAGCTGGCTTTACCTGACCGATTTTGATAAGGAAGGCCTCGCGCTCTTTGTCATTATCTGCCATGTTAGCTCCAGTCTGACAAGATTGAAATGGTTACTTCACCAGCCAGCATTTCACCTGGAGTTCCAGATAAAACACGTGGTGGTGCGAATGTGCCAATACTGTAAGCAAGATTAGATGCTTCTAGTTTGTTCACAATACTTAGGTAATAGTCTTCTATGTTTATTAGGTTTCCCTGATTATCCAACATAGGAGCAAGGACAATAAGCTTAAAATTTACTTTTGGTTTAACAGTTTTGTAATGGTCATTAGACGGTTCAATGTATGGGTCGCCTGGCTCTATGACTATTGAATTTACAAGCGGCGTGGCAGGTGGAAAAGAGAACACCTGCCAGACCGCATTATCACTTAGTGCAGCCGCGATTGTTCCACGTAGGGTAGAGATAGCTGACATTACCCGACTTGACCGCCTGGAGCTAAGTGGTCCGCAAGTAACCCGCGTACACGGGCCATAAGGGTATTACCCATTCTATAGGGTGAAGGCTGAAAGTCTGGTGAAATACCACCAGCGTTAGATGCCTGTCGCGCTTGCCATATATCTACTGCAATCATTAATGTTGCTTGACGTACTTCGTCTAGTGCTCCAAAATCTGTAAATTCACCATCATAAGCATAGCCGTAAGGTATGACATCGCTTTTAGGAATAGTAGTTAGATGGTTTGTTGCAAAAGTAATTGTCTTTTCTGAAATTTCTGTAATAGTGTGAGTACCATTGAAATGCTGACCGCAATTTTCTACGGTAATTGTCTGACCGACATAAAATGTGTGCTCGTACTGCAAGTAAAGTTTTCCGACACTTGCTTCGTTGCTACGAGCAATAACTACTTGACGATTAAAATTTAATTTACCCTTAACAATGTTTTCTGCCGCTTGGCAGACGTCTTCCACCACTGCCGATGTATACAAAGCCTGAATTCCGAGAGCAGCACGAAGTTCTGCTTCAGTTACGTATGTGGCTGGCATGGTTTCCTTTCTTATGTTAGCCCCAGCAGCTAGGGCTGAGCTGCTGGGGTAACTCGATTACTTACTTATCAGGTGAGGTTATACTTACGAACACCCTTACCAGACTTAGCTACATAAATAGCCAAGTATCCGTAAAGGTTGATTTCTACCTCGCCGCTTGTAAGAACATTTACGCGTAGGTTGGTTGTTGGAGACTCCCATACGTATACAGAACCAGGTGCAACTAGGAATGCTGAGTTATCAACGATTCCAGATGCGCTGATGTTGTGGTCCACGATGAGGTCAGTTCCAAGAACTGAACCAACTACGGAAGATGGTGAAACTGCACCAGCAGCATTCATTGGGGCTGCGGCTGAGTAAAGCGGACGACCTGTGGTGTCTGCGTATCCAGCGATAGCTGCCCACTGGTCTGTTGATGCTACAAGCTTGTTGGCGAAATCTCCACCAGTTCCCTTGTATGCAGCAGCGGCTTCTGTTGAGATGAAGCTCTGTAGACCAGCTGCGGTTGCAGCGGTTGAAGTAGCTGTTGTTCCGTCTGCGATAAACGCAGCGATAAGAGCAGCGTCAGTGGCCTTCTCGTAAGCTTTACGAAGCTCGACCATCAAAAGCTCCATGAATGCAGGAGATGAACGGTCGATGAGTTCGAAACTGACTCGGTTTAATCCACTGAACTTATTAACGGTTACAGTGTCATAGGCTGATGTCATGCCAGTCTCAGATGGTGCTGAGCCTTCATTCGTATCTGCAACTGTTGGTGCAACGTCAGCAGATGCTGCGTTTGTGTAAAGACGTGGAACGGTAAAAGACATTCCGTTCTCAATTAGAGCCTGACGTGTTACAGCTTCGAATGCTGGACGACCTGAGAAGGTGTCAGTAATGAAGGTGTTTAGGTGTTGTGGAAGTGTCAAGCCAGTGTTGGTTGATGTTGAATCATCAGCTGCGCGTACAAGCTGACGAGCATTATCATCACCTAGAGCCGCCTTAATGTTAGCTTCTAGATATTGTGCTGATGTCATTGGAGCTACACGTGGTTGTGCATAAACACGTGGTGTAGCTGCTGTAACCTTAGGAGCTGAGGCTTCTACCGCAGGGGTTTCTACCTCAGGTGCTACGGCTACGGTGTCTGGAGTTTTCTCCACGACAGCCTCGCTTTCTGTTGGTTGGTTTTCTTCTTCTTTCGCTTCTTCCGCTTCGGATGCAGCGACTTCTTTAATCTCAGCCGACTTAAAAGCTGGGTTTGAGACTAATGAAACTTCTACTAGCTTCGCAGCTAGAACATGGATTACGCCATTAGCAGGACGTGAGTCGATTACTTCAACTCCTACCGACATACCTGTTTTCAATCCTTCTGATGCTTCAATTAGCGCATCAGTGGCTTTAGAAGACGCGCTTAGCTTGAATGTGCCATACCATCCGTCTTCAGTAGCTTCAATAGATTGAGCGCGGCCTAATCTAACTTTATCGTTATGTTCTTCTAAAAAGAGAACTTTTTTCGGGTCGTCTACTTGGATTGACCCGCGCTCAAAAATAACTTTACCAGCGGATGTATGTCCGATTTCACCGATAGGCGCAATCTTTCCGCTAATTGTGCGGCGAGCTTCATCAGCTGCCGTAATCTCGCTAGAGAATGTCAGTTTCATTGATGTTGTTTCCATTCGGTGTTAGGTCTTCCATCTCCATCGCCTGTTCTACAGAGATGAGTCCGAGAGTTAGCATTTTCTCGATTACGTTCAGTCTTTCCATAGCGTCAGAGCGTAGAAATGTGTCGTCTATTGCAAAACGCACAAGATTTCCGCGTGGGGTAATGTCGTCCAAGCTAAGTCTGTCCTCAATCGCTGAGTAATAAGGACGCAACGACAAATCTACGAATTGTTTACGCTCATCTAGAACATTGGCGTAAGTCATTGAGTTATTCATCTCAGCAGATAGATACCATGCTGGGACGTTCATCATTCTAGCTATCTGAGTCGCCATAAATTGCGCTGACTCGTTGTATGTCATGTCCTTAGGAGAGAACTGAGTAACCTGGTAATCTAAAGTAGAAGTCATATAAGCCGTTGAACGATTTTTACGAGAACGCTCAAATGAATTAAGAATTCCTAAAGCTTCTGCTTCAGATAAATCTGCGCCTGTGTTTTTAATTACACCTGTAGGCATCGGTGTAGCTACAGCAGTGGCGGTTGCTTTTTCTAAATCTACAGCAGCGCGTATAGTACGTGCTCCACGTACCAGAACTCCCTCATCGCCTAAAGATTGGAAGGTGACAAGTGAACCGAGACCTGACATCGGTACAGGGTTTCCGTTTACGTAGTATTGAGTAACGAATTCGGTATACAAGTCTGTGTTGAATGTAACGCGACTATTGGGGACCCACTCGAAAGACAATGGACGGCCATCGAGCTCGCTAACGCTCGTTACTTGCCAAAATGCCTGGCCGTAGAAGATAAGGCTGTCTACAGTCCATGCAAGCGTGACGGAACGTGGCTGCGCAGGTGAAGGTTGTCTTAACCATGCTGGTGGATTTTCAACTTCTTCACCAGTGGCGTCACGATAAAGTTCTAAAGGTGTGCTCGCTACGATTCCTTTAATTAATGAAGCGGCACGTGCAACGCTAGGGACGCTAATCGCGTCAGCGCGTGAAATGTTGCCGACTGTTAGCGGCGCAATAGTCCAATTTTCCGACATAATCTGCGGCGCGTTCTGCGCTTCGATTTTAGTCGGACGGAAACGGTCAAAGAGTCCCATTCATAATAGGATACCACACAAAACGGACATTTAGTGCAATCTAGACAGTTATGATTACAGGTTTTGATTGCGGCTTTAGTAACTGGTGGACGACCATAGCCAGACCGATAGCTGCGCTAACGTCTCCCGCTGACTTTCTTCTAACTATGCGCCATCCTGCGTCATTCTCCTTAGCAGCACAATTATTCATGGAGTCCACCAGTGACTTTTGTCCGATGTGAACGATTCTCGCGTTCACTATCGCATCATACAGGTCTCCACACGCTTGATAGAACACCTGGCCGCTCATGTCCTGGATTTTGTATCCAGTCTGCTGTAAACGTTCGGCTACGCTCATCGTGGCGTACTTATCGAAACAAATCATTACGGGTCGGTACTGCTTAGCCCACGTAGATACCTCAGCAGCCATAGCAAGCTCATCTACAGCCACTTGGCTTTCAAATTGCGCTATTACGCCTACGGCTATCTTGCCATCATCGCGTATCTGACCAGCTACCAAGCTGCCGTTGCGCTTATTAACGGAAATATCTATGGCGAATACAGTCTTAGGTCCTGGAGCGATTACTAGGTCCTGAACTGTCAAATCCTCGAACGCGTGATACGGCCAGGGTGATTTCAGCGCGCTCACCCAGGAACAAAGTACCTCTGTACGGGTAGCTTCTACTGAGGATGTCGCAATAGCTTCCTCGATAGTCTCTTCATCAATTAGATAGCCTAAAGCTGGGTTAGCTTGATACCAGCCATCTTTGTCGTGGATTTTGGCGAATTCGTCAGCCGAATATTCGTAATAGCCTAAGCTGGACGGTGGATGGTCAATCGCTCTTTGTCTAAGAGTATTCAGTACGCTGGAGAACGCATCACCAGCATTTGAGGTCATTAGAACCTGACTATTTTTACGAGCTCTGGTTACTGGCTTAGCAGCCGTAAACGCTTCTTCGGAAATCTCTCTTAACTCATCGATGAATAACAAATCCGCGGTTTTACCACGGGAGCCATCTCTAGTCGCCGCAACTATCTCGTATTTAGCACCTGTTAGGAGCTCAATCGATTCCTGACCATTAGCCACGCGGATTTGTTTCACCTGAGCCATAAGGCTGTCGTTCTGTTCAATTATATCAACAACTTTATTGAAGGTATCTAAAGCCATGTTTCGGTTAGAGGACATAGCCACGATATTGCGTTCACCGAATACGAATAAGCCAGCCAGGATGCGGACCCTTGCTAGGTGAGTTTTTCCGTTCTGTCTAGCTATAAGGAGCAGCAGCGACTTACGCCGAAACATCCCATCCTTGTCTACTTTGAGCATGTCCTCTAGCACATACTCCTGCCAGGGTAGCAAGGTCATAGGCTCGCCATTTTCCTTTAAGCCTTCTAGGAATTTTTTAACCTCATCTATGCGAGATGGTCCTTTTAATGGTGCGTTCTGTATGCGGGGTTTTGTGGACCCCTTGCGCTTAGCCATTCGCCAATCCCCTCGACTCGTCAAATGCGGAAAAAGGAGAGTCTAACTCTTTTTTTACTTTGGTCTGTCGTTTTTGTCCGTTTTTGTCCTGATTTGTCGATATCGGGGAGATATACGAAACCAAATCAGGGGGGGTAGACGGTGAGCCTAAAAAAACCGTGTCCGTTTTGTCTCTTTTTGCATAGTTACAACGCTCACAAGCAGCTACGCAATTATCAAGCGTGTCTTCTCCACCTTTACTTCGTGGCCAGACGTGGTCCACTTGATTGGCGACATCACCACAATAAGTACACGTGTAGGCATCCCTACGCAGCACTTGTAACCTGAGCTTCTTCCAATGTGGTGTAGCTCTGTATGGTTTACGAGCCATTAATCCTCTTCAATACAATTAACACAGATTTGTTTATGTGCTTGGTTCTCCCAAGCTATATCTGATTCATCTACAAATATCTCGCATTTATCACAGAATACTAATGCCATCCCTTACGCTCCCAATGTTCATAGGCTAAGCATGCTGGATACTTGCCTGGATATCTATGCTCTAGATACTTGATGTGAGCATCTACTTGTGCATACGCATCTAGTGTGCCATACCACTCTGACCTCATCTGCCCTAGTCCCCAATGAGACCCATTACGAGCTTCTGGTCGCCACGAGGATTCCCTAATGATGAGCTGGTTATAGCACTGGAACTCATCCCAATCCATTTTGTTATATGCGTATAGTTTTACATTATCAATGTGAAATGGCTGTTTATCTTCTGCTATCGCTGGTGAAATCTTTTCTACAGCAGCGAAGCTATATGTCATTAGCACTGCTAAAATGACAATAGCGCGGCCTAATGCTCGTCCGCGAAGTGCGCTGCCTTTAAGGCGCGCAAGCGGTCTGAGCATAACAGGCTTGTCAAGTTTTGTATTCATTTGAGCGTAACCTTTCGGCGTGTCGTAGCTAATGTGACCTGAGTCACAATTAGTCTTTACCCCATCCAGTACCCTTAAAATGTGTCGGTGTTGCAGTCCATATCCTGAACATCGGCTTACTGCATCCTTCACAGACTACTTCTTTAGGTGCATCAAATCCCAGAGCTACATCTTGGATTCTGTCGCATTTATCGCATCTGAACTCGTAGATTGGCATTCCTCACACCTTTCTCGCTTGCCGTATATCCATAACCCGCAGCCTACGCATCTATGTATTAGTGTTTCCATACCCTGATGCCTTTAGTAGATATACCAAGTCTTCTAAACGCAAAACGGCCACCCAATCCTGGATAGCCGCTTCACCCTGGCCATTCAGACGTAGTACGCCCACGCCCATGCCAGTATTTAGTTTTCGGTCTTTCAGCTGACGCATCAGACCAGATAAGTCTAGCTTAGTACGAGCTTTAACCTCAATGTCCAAGCCTGGCACACCTGTAATGTCTGAGCCATCCCTACCTGCGCCAACGGGTAAAGCGTTGTCCCACCCGTTAGCGACCAGGTATTCGGCCAGTATGCGTTGAGAAGCGTACCCTCTATGCTTCCTACTCTGGCTCGCCATAAATATCCTCACATTCTTGACATAAGTCAGTTACTAATAATGCGCTTTCATTACAGCCCAAGCAGTAACCCGCTCTCACAGTCTGCTCTCATCTTCTGGCCTGAATGACCATTTACCTGATGGGTCCACGACCTGCCAAAATGCCTTGCACTGCTCAGCTTTACGGCTCATAGGCAGTGGGCATGTATACCCACGATAAGGCCCCTTAGGTCCTGAGCCTTCTTTCAGCTTCATCTGTCCATGCTTGCAAGTAGGTATTGGCTCAGCTCCCATAGTGTTTTTAATTAGGTCTACAGCATCATCAAAAGCTGCTACAACATCGGCTGGCGGTTCAATGGTTGTGTCCCACACGATTTCCGCTGCTGGGTTCTGTGTTTTGAGAAATTCCTTCTGTTCCTCAGTGCGGACTCGTATTGGAGCAGGTGACTCTTTAGCGTCATTGACCTTAGCCATTTCCAGGCTAGAAGCTCGCTTTCCCTTAGCTGATAAGCCCAGATTCGCCAAGCACCTGCCAATAGCAGAAGTCTCGCAGTTTTCATACCAAAAATCCCTATCAACGCCGCGGTCCTTGCGAATACCACGCGCATAGCCAATGGCGGAAGGAGCACTATCAGCATAAGTCCGATAGGCAATCGCCTTAAATACCACGGTTCCGTTACTCTCATCGTAATGTACCTCTTCCGTTAAAATAGCTCCATCTTCGTATTCTTCATAGAATTTATGGATTCTTGAATCAACATCTTCATAATTCTCCAAGTTGAACATCTAGCGTTTGTTTCCCTTCTGCGTAATCAAGCTGTTCTTTGAATGTCCACATTGTGCCATCGTGCCATGTCTGCACATACTTAGCGCAGCTAAAACAATAGTGTCGGTTAATGACTCTACCGTGACGTTCTGACCTTATGGACCAGACCGCTTGCTCTTGACCTCTTGGGTCGTCCACTCCCCAGCGTCCCTTACAGTAATCGCACCAGACGCCACGTGGCGTTCTAGTAATTGCCACTAATAGAGTCCCAGTCTCCGATAACACTTTCCCCTGCCAGTGCCGCGTATGACACCAAGTCAATGAATGAGTCACGGTTAGGAGTTTCCACGATTCGGGAGACTTTGACCAAAGCCATACAGATACATACGTCCAGCGGGTCGATTTCCCTACCGAAGTAGCTTGCCCAGAGGTCCGCAATTCTTCGAATGTTAATGGCTGGGTGTCCGTATTCCAGACCGCGTTCATCGAGAATGTCCGCCGCTTCTTCCATCAGTTTTTTGGCTGTAAATCCATTTTGCTCTTCTGTAACCATGTGCATAGCCCCTTTTGTAGTGTTTTTCTTTTAATGTGATTATGTACCAATAGGCCAGTGACATGGCCATACCGATTCCGAAGCAGACGTACACAATCTGCTCTGGTGTTAGGTTGTGTTTCATAAAGCCCCTTTCGTTAGGGCTGAATGTACGCTTAGCATGAGACACCGACAACGCCTAAACCCGGCGTGTCGTATAACGATTAGATAACGGATTTACCCGTAACGCTTACCCTCGACTACAAATGAGCCTTGTTTATCTATAGGGATTGTGACAGGCGTCACACTTTTACGGTCTACGTATAGGATGCCAAATCCCTTTTGCCAGTTCATTGTGCCTTTAGTGTAATAGGCCTTAGTTTCATCCATTAAATGACCGACTTCAAAGCCCGTCAGAATACCCGTTAAAAAGCCACCAGAGGCCGTTGTAAAGCTCGAAATACCCTGTCTGTGGGTATGACCACATACCACGCTCTTACCATGCCTCTTAGCGGCTTCTAGGGCCGTTAAACCGCCTTGTGGCTTTGTGCTCTGCTCATCACCGTGGACCATAATCCAGTCTTTGTTTATCTGGTATGGCTTTTTGTGGAATTCGATACCCAATTCCTCAAAATTCATAAAGGTGGGGTACTCTAATTCGGGTAAACCGATTAAACCAGGCAGACGTGTGGCTAGAGATTTGAAGAGTCTGTCGGTGTGATTACTTCTGACGATGTGCGTAACGCGTAATTCCCATAAAACCTGCTGAGCTGTGCTACGGTCTCGACCAACTGTTCCCGACCACTCATCTGCCCCAGAGCTCCAACGGCTGATTGTCTGGAAATCGAGCTCATCGCCGACACATAGAACGTCATCAGGCTTGTATTTTTGTATGAATTTGGCGAGGTTTCGTGTGGCT